GACCTCTCGCGAGAACACAAGAGCATCGGCGATTCGGTCTTTCGGGGCAAGATACTCGACATCCTCGAAGACGACGACGCCGACCACCGCGCCGCGCCGGATGTCATCAAGATGTGGTACGACTGGCTCGCCGATCTCGGCGAGGAAACGCGGGTCGCCGATAAGGTCGATCTCGACGTGGAGCAGTCTGAACGCGAGAGCGAGGATTACGTCGTCATCGATGACGCCGACCCGAACGACGCGGCGGCCGCGCCCGTCCCCGTGGACGACGCCACGCAGGGCGACGCGGGACCGCGCTCGTGCCCGGAGTGTGGTGGCTCGCTCACGCCGGTCACGTCGCTCACGAGCAGCGAAGAACCCCACGCGCGGATCGAGTGCTCGCGATGTGAGCACGTCACCCGGCGCGTCGAAGGCTCGGCCGCCGTTGAACAGCTCGTCAACGACCACACGCGACAGGTCTCCGGCCCATGAGTGTGTTGACCGAGCGCAACCCGAGCGTTCGCGTCGCCGCGTTCACACTCGACATCCTCGGCACGTCGGGACTCGACCCGTTCATCGACCGCACGGTCCGCGAGGTACAGACGGCCCGCCGCGACGGGTGGCGGTTCCTCGATGTGCGGACGAAACGCCCGGCCGACGCGACCGGCGCGAAATACGCCTACGTCCGTCGGTCGTCGGTGCATGACGGCGCGTTCTCGCGTCGGACCGAACGCGATCCCGAGCACTGGCCCCTCGTCACGCGCTATGATCTCCACGCGTTCGACGCCGACGACTACGACGGACTCATCAAGCAGATCGAGACGGTCGTTCGCGACAACTAATTACCTCATCATCATGACCCACGATACCGACGCGGCCCGTCACGGGGCCGCACGAGACGACGCACAGCTTCTTACCGACGGCGGTCGCGATCTCGCGACGAACCCGGCGACGTGCCCGGCGTGTGGCGCGCGGCTCGTCGGTGGCGAGTGTCCGACCGACGGGTGTGACGGCCCCGAGGACGATGCGTAACGGCCCGGACCTCGCGGTTCGGTTCGCGTGGGTCAAAATCGCGCGCCGGCTCGCGACCGTCACGGCACTCCTCGCGTTCCTCGCGATCGGCGTCGTCGGGCGCGTCCGAACCGATCTCGCCGTAATCGTCACGGCGTATATCGCGCTCGTCGCGGCGGTCGTCGCGTGTTGGCTCGTCGCCGTCACCGCGCCCGACTCGTGAGCCGCCCGTTCCGATCTCCTCCGTCTCCCGTCTATGCCACGAGTTAAGCGCACATGGACGCCCCACGATGGGCAACGTCGCATCATGGATTCGGACGCGCGGTTCCGGATCGTCGCCGCCGGCCGGCGGTTCGGCAAGACGCGCATGGCCCGCGCCGAGCTGTTCGAGGCCGCGTTCTCGATGCCCGGCGGGAAGTCGTGGTTCGTCGCGCCGACCGATACCGACGCGGAGGAGCTTGGCTTCGAGCCGTTCCGCGAGACGGTCCCCGGCCACCTCGTCGCCGACGGCGGCATCTCAAAGTCCCCGCCGCGCTCGGTCACGCTGACGAACGGCCACCGTGTTTCTTTCCGGTCGGCGCAGTCACAGACGCGGGGCCGTGGGTTAGATTTCGTCGCGCTCGATGAGGCAAGCGAGCACGAGAGCGACGTATGGAACGCCGATCTCCGGCCGTCACTGCTCAACACAGGCGGGCGCGCCCTCATCATCGGGACGCCGAAGGGGAAGAACTGGTTCCACAGCGAGCATCTCAAAGGTGACGACCCGGACGAGCCGCGCTACGCGTCGTTCGCCGGCACGTCCTACGACAACCCCCACATCCCCGACGAGGAGATCGACGCCGAACGCCGGACGACGCCCGAGCGCGTGTTCCGACAGGAGTATCTCGCGGAGTTCATCGATGACGAGGGGACCGTGTTTCCCGACCCTGAGACCGTGGCGCGACCGTATCGTATCGCCGACGTGGACGGCACGCCGCCGTACGCGACGGGAATCGATCTCGCGCGAACGCAGAACTATCTCGCGGCGTGTACGCTCGACGCCGATGGGATGCTCGTCGGGTTCATGCGCCGGCGCGGCGGGTCGTGGGCGGCCGCCGGCGAGGCGATGGAGCGGTATCTTAGCTCGTATCCGGGCGTCGCGTATCTCGACGCCTCACGCGATAACAAGGTCATCGAGGACCTGACGCGAGCCGTTGCGCCGGGCGTCGCCGTCGAGCCGTTCAGCTTCACCGCCGCGAAGAAGGCCGAGATCGTCGAGAATCTCGCCGCACGGCTTGAGATCGATGACGTGATCCTGCCGGACCCGGACCTCGCCGGGAACGACGACGTGGCCGCGCTCTTTGCCGAACTCCGGGCGTTCGGCTACGAAACGACCGCCGCCGGGAATATCCGGTACGGCGCGCCGGAAGGCCACCACGATGACACGGTGGACGCGCTCGCGCTCGCCGCGAATGAAGCGGCACAGCAACAAAGCGTCTGGTAGGCTACGCGGTGTGACATATCACTATAGCCGACAAACGCGCCGGCGTGCGATTCGGTGACGAAACCCCGCCGGGTTCGACTCCTCGGGTTCTGTGACATGACGCATATCGCATAGCGATAGGTTTATATGTATTACCCTCCTACGGTAGTATGTAGGGGGGGACGAACCCCCGACCCACGACCATGAACGACATCGACCCACACGCTGGCGACGCCCGGACGCAGAGTACCGCAGACATCGAGCGCGACGACTACCGCCCGGCCGAGTACACCGTCGATCACCTCAAATCGGATAACCCGGAGTGGGGCGAGCGCGTTGATCGCCTGTTCAACAACACGACCATCACCGTGCCCGTCACCGACGGCGAGGGTGTGCTCGTAGAGTGTGAGCACTGCGGCGAGCGAAACACGGTCGCGAGTCGCCCGGAGCGGAAGACCGGCAACGCGAAGGCACACTGTAGCGGCTGTGGCCCGGACGGTCTCGGGACGTGGCACTCCGACCACCGCGTTATCGGCGTCAAGATTCCCGAGAGTGAGCGCGACGACGAGTAGATCACCACCATGCGATACCACTACTACTGCAAGCAGTGCGGGTGGGAGGACACATACGACGACGCCGCGGCCGGCGCGCAGGCCGGTGACGAACACGTCGCCGAGCACCCGACCCACCAGACGGCGATGGAGCCGACGCCGTAGACGCGCGGAACTATTTTTGCACCGGACAACCTCACACGACTCATGAGTCCCGCCGTCGGTCTCTCGCTCGCGTTCGGCCTGCTCGCCCTCGACGCGCTCGCCGTACACCTCGTGTGCAACGTCGGCGTCTTCCGCGACGAGCTGTAGCCGACCGCCCGAACCATTTTACCGCCGTGCGACCTCGTGCGACCCATGAGCGAGCCGCCCGGCCCATCCGACCGTGACCGTCCGACGACCGACCTCCGCGCCGTGCCGGAGGTGGCCGCCCTGCTCGACACCAACGCCGACTCCCCGCTCACGAGTCGGATGCAGGCCGCCCAACGCGCCGGGCTTTCCTTCGAGGGCGAGCGCGATCTCTACGACACGCTCGGCTACGACCGCTCACCCGACACGACCGACTTTCGCGCGATGTACCAGCGGTCGGACATCGCCCGGACGATCGTCAACGCGCCGGTCGCGGCGTCGTGGCGCAAGCGGCCGCATATCTCGGATACCGACGGCGAGACCGACGGCGACGCCGAAACCGAGTTCGAGCGCGCCGTCGAAATGCTGTTCGAGCACCACCGCCTACTCAACTACCTGCAACGGGCCGACATCGCGGCGTCACTCGGCCAGTACGGGCTTCTATTCATCGGCTTCGCGACGACGAGCGACGGCGCGGACGATCTCGCGAGCGAGCCGGACGACTCCCTGCCGCCGCTCACGGAGACGACGGGCCGGGGGACCGACGACGCCCTCGGCTACTTCTCTGTGTTCGCGCAGGACTCAATCACCGACATCGAGACGGTCGAGACGCTGACGAGCGCGCGCTACGGACTTCCCGAGCACTACGACATCCAGTTTCAGACGAGTGATCGCGGATCGAGCGAGACCGTTCACCACACCCGCGTCGTCCACATCGCCGAGGAACTGCTCGAATCGGAGGTGTACGGGACGCCCGAACTCCTCCCGGTCTACAATCGGATCAAGGACATCCAAAAGGTCGTTGGCGCGTCGAGCGAGATGTACTATCGCGGCGCGGATCGGAAGCTCCACCTCGATTATCAGGGCGACGGGCGGCCGAGCGACGCCGAGCGGCTACAACAGGAGTCGGACGAACTCGTCCACGGACTCCGCGACACGCTTCGCACGTCGAACGTCGAGCTGAACCGGATCGGTGGCGAGTCCACGGACCCGAGCGGGATCGTGGAGAACCTGCTCAAGCTCGTGTCCGGCGAGACGGGCATCCCGCTCCGGATGCTCACCGGCTCCGAACGCGGTGAACTCGCGTCAACGCAGGACCGCGCGACGTTCTTCGAGCGCATCACGGAACGTCGCGAGCAGTTTTGCGAGCCGGGAATCCTCCGGCCGCTCCTCGATCGGCTCATCGAGTACGGCGTGCTTCCGACACCGCAGGACGGAAGCTATACGATCGAGTGGCCGTCACTGTTCGAGCTAAACGACCTCGAACGGTCGGAACTCCAAAAGCAACGCTCGACCGCGCTCAAGAACGCCGCGCCGGGCGGCGATCCGGGGCAACTCGCGACGGCCGGCGAGATTCGCGAGCAGATATTTGGCTGGTCGCCCGAGCGCGGGAGCGAGACGACGACGCCCGATCCCGAGCGCCGCGAAGCCGACGCGGAGGGCGATCCCGGCGAGGAAACGGACCTCGAACGCGAAGCGTTTGATGAACTCGGGATCGACCCGTCGGACACGCCGGCGGGTGCGGCCCAACGTGCTCCCGCGTCGGACGGCGGAACCGTCACGCGTCCGGGCGAGTTCTCGACGGACCCACTGGCAACCGTCGAGCAGAACGCCGCCGCCGTCGAGCGACAGCTCGCCGCCCTCGCGACCGGCGCGGCCGACGCCGGTGCATGGACACTGCTCAGTGCGTGCTCGTGTCTCTCGGGCAACGCCGACATCCCCGATACGGACGATCTCGACGCGCTCTACGCGGCGTATAACGACCGGCGGAATATGAGCGCGAGCGATCTCGAACAGTGGACGAACACGACGTGCTTCGAGGAGTACGCGCGCACCTCCGCCGGATCGCCGGCGGCCGCCGTGAACCGCAACCTGCGGCTCATCAACACGCCAAAGGACGAGTGGGACGCCGAGGATCGCCGCGACGCCGTGCGGATGCTCTCGTATCACGCCCGCCACGGCGAGCAGTCGGGAAGCGACGAGTCCGTGAGCGCCGACTGCGATCTCTCCCCGAACGTCGCCGGGCGGCTCTCGTGGGCCGTTGACCCGCGATGAGCCACAGCCACGGCCACGCCGAGGAGCCACCGCTCGCGAGCGCCGTCGATCACGCCGCCGTTCGAGCGCGCGCGCCGACGGCGAACGCCCGGGGCTACGGGCCGGGTGACGATCCGACCGCGACCAAGACCCTCCGCGCTCGCTACGCGGCGGAGATGTACCGCCGATTCCGCGCGCTCAAAGGCGCGGTCCGTGAGAGCGTGATCGGTCGCGACGCGTTCGGACTCACCGATTCAGGCACGCGGGCCAACGTTGCCCCGGCGACGAACGCGCAGGACGCCGACATCGACATCGCGCCCGCCGGCCGGAATGAGTTCGCCTACCCCACCGACGCCCGGAAGGTAGACGCGTTTCAAACGTGGCTCGATACGCAGGTCGATCGCGGCATCCTCGAAGTGAGCACCCGCCGGCGTTCGACGGCGGCGACGGCGACGTGGCAGGACACGTATATCCGCTCGGCGTATGAACAGGGCGTCACCCACGCCGACGATACGCTCGTTCGGGCGGGGGTGATCCCACCGGAGGGCCAGCTTGAGAGCGTGTTTGCCGCGCCGAAACACGCCGACACCGTGGGGTTAGCGTTCACGCGAGCCTATCAGGAACTCGACGGCGTAACGAACGCGATGGGCCAGCAGATGACGCGCGAGCTGGCCGACGGACTCGCGCAGG